CCACCTCGGGGGAGGCGCATCCACAGTAAATCCTGCATCGGATAACTCTCGACCCTCTATTTGCAAACGAAACTTTCGAGTCATGGGTCTGAGCGGAATCTACGCGCCAATATTTGCTCCCAACACCCTACTAACACCGTAAAACTCTCTGCCTTCTCCGCCAATCCAGAGCCCTATCCTACTCCTCTACTTGACGCAGGTTAAACAGACTTGGACCTCTCAGGCTTTGTCACCCTCTCCGTGCGGCAGAATCATCTGGAAGCTGACATTCGGCCGCTGAATCTGCTCCTGCTTGTCTACCAGTAAGCCGTGCAAGCGAGCTTTACCCATAGTCGCAGACACCGCAGCCGAGGCGCTTTTGTTCTGTAGAGCCAGTTGCCGGGCTGTCTCTAACTCCTCTGTCAGTCTGTCCACCGTAACGTTATGCCGGGTACGGTGTTCAGCTTGTAACCCTGCTACATAGGCTTCAACTGTTGGCCGGTGCAACACGTCATGCGCCCCACGGCAAGCCGTTGCGTCATTGCCGTTGTGATCGTAGGCCTGACGGTAGGCATCCGTTGCGTTGCCGTTTTCCACATACAAATGCGCAAAAGCCCATTCTTTTGGGGTTAACTGCCTTTTTCTGGGGGTTATGTTGGCGTCCATATTGTGTTCGTCCTAGTTGGTGTATGGCTGAGTGCTCATGACACAAAGTTCTTATGTCATGAGTACCTATGACATTGGGCATATACGCTATGTCATAGGTCCCAGGCGCCACGACGTATAGCCATGCACACCTTCCTCTACCCTTGTTTCTACCCTGAGATTTTCAAGCGCAAGGCGCCTAATCTGTCTGTCACTCATGCCTGTTTCTCTACGTACCCGTTCCACCAGTTCCTTACTCCGATACCAAATACCGTCAGCAAGTTCTTCTCGCAGCACCTCAAGCGTAAGCTCACCGCGTTCACCTCGGACTGATGGAGCCAGTTCACAAAACTCACTGAGCCTTCGATCTGGCAGCACCTCTTTAGCCCAATCAACACAGGTAACGGAACCCTCCATGCCCTGCACTTCCCTGTTGATCATCTCGTACTCATACACACCTTCCTCGCAGCTGATGTTTGCCTTCCACTTGCCAAAGAGATACCGACCTTCATGGACGGTTGCACCCATCACAATTCTCGGACCGTGTACCCATGCGCCAGAACCCAATATGCGGTGCATTGGTGATCCAAGGTTGCCTTTGGTAAGGTGATTTAGAGCGATGATTGCTACGCCAGTTGTTTCGCAGAACCCTTTGAGCCTTGCCGCCATTCGTCTGACGGATGTGACGCTGTTGTTATCAAATCCGCTTTCCATAAAGCAGGTAATCGGATCAATAACAATCAGTTTCACGTCATTGTCAAAGACAAACTCCGTCAGGTTGTCGAGTACATCTATCAGGCAGATCGGCTCGTTATATTCCGTAGTGGCTTTCAATTGTTGGAAGTTCGACTTGTCGCCGCCACAGGCCACAAACCGCGGCCCAATGGTAGTGCTTAAATCATCTTCGCCAGAAAGGTAGACGACCATACCCTTCTCGCATGATTCTTTCATGCTTGGGAATATGCCACCTCTGCTGATAATCGCTGAGATATTGCACAACAGTTGAGTCTTCCCGATACCAGACTCACCGGCCATTACATGGAACTGGCCTTTGGCGATCATTCCATCCCATAACCACTCAGGTTGTTGGAGTTTCACATCCTCAATACCAACGAATTGCAATGCGCCGTACTGCTTGGGCTTACTACCATTCATTGATCTGAAGGAGCGCGCTACAGAATCTATGTTTGCAAGGTAACCGTTAGGCATCGAGGAGCCTCCTCAGGTCGTGAGCCGAACCTTGCAGAATCCACAGATCGCGCTTGTCGAGGCCGAGCGCCTCAGAAAGCACTTGCCACGTCTTTGGCCGCATCATCTCTGCGACGTATACCTGCACTAGCGTGGCGGAGGGTTTGCAGTTGTTTATGGCTTGCCGCAAGTCCTTGCGTGGCTGGGTATCGTAGCGCCTCGCCTTGATAAGCTCATCTGTCGGATAAAGATCGCTTAACTGAAGGCCGACGGACGCCAGAACATCGGCAGCGCCACACCCTGCAAAGCAGTGAAGCAGGACCGAGCCGCTATCCGCCTCTGCAACTGAGAGGCTCAGGCTCTTGCTGTCATGTGCAGGACACCTCGCCCGCCATTTCCCAGGGCGGGATTCCCTCACACCTTCAAGCTTTGATAGCAGCGCCTCGATAGGCGCGACATTCATATCGCACCCCGCAGCATTGCCAGAGCATTAATCGTATCGCGCCAACCTTCCAGTGCAGCTTTACTCCCCTTCTGCGCATCCGCTAGAAAAGACTCGTACTCCTGCTGCAGCCTCGTTTCCTCAGCGAAACTACCGCTAAGTCGTTCTCCAGATAATCCAGTAGTGCAAGAACCTTTGGCGACCCGATCACACGGGCCGTTTCTCTTTATCGTCATGGCGCTTACCCCGCTTGCTCAATAAGGGCGCGAATATCGGATTCGCGCCAAACGGTAATGCCGCGACTCAGCTTAATAGGTTTTGGGTATCGTCCATCGGCCACTCCCATCCACCAATGTGAACGGGAAACTGGAATGATAGGCTTTATGTCGGCTTTCTTGTCGCCGATGATCTGCGAGATACGGAGAAGCCTCTCCGGTTTTTCATCAATAGACATTGATCAGTCCTCTGTATGTCAAAAAATCCCACCTTTCGGTGAGTCCCTTTCGACATCCGGGTATCCGCACAAGCGGGCCGAAGTCTCACGGCGTGCGTGCCGTGTGATCCGGCTCCGTTCATGGGCACGGTGAGGACCGTGGTATCCACTACTGGAGCAATCAGCTAAAACTGTGACTGTCGCGGGCCCAGCAGGCTGGGGTATCCGCCGTGTCAGCTTTCGCTGAGTCGTGGATACGGATTGTATCGGACATAAATCTCTTCGCTCAACCGGTTTTCGCCGGCTTGGGCCATGGCTGGATTACAGCGGCACCGAATTTCAGCCCGTCCAGATAATCTGCCCACCACTGCATCATTCGCCTCCGTTCCTCAAGGTGTTCAGCGTAGTTATAAGCAGCTCGAACCGAGTTTCCTTCAACATGAGCCAGCTGGCGTTCAATAGCATCCGGTGTCCAACCATTCTCATTGAGTAAAGTCGAGGCCATTGATCTAAAGCCGTGGCCTGTGATCTCGCCCTTGGTATAGCCTAAACGTCTCAAGGCGCTATTAACGGTGTTCTCACTCATCGCTCTTCCAGCAGTCAGCATACTGGGAAACACATACTTCTGATTACCGGTGAGGGGTTGGATATCCTCAAGGAAGTGAGTGGCCTGTTTTGAAAGAGGAACGATATGGTCCCGCTTCATCTTCATCTTCACTGCGGGAATACGCCACTCAGCATCATTAAGGTTTATCTCCGCCCACTCTGCCCGTCTTAGCTCACCGGGACGCACAAAGACCAGTGGTGCTAGTTGAAGTGCACATCGGGTGATATGAGAGCCCCGGTAACCATCGAGTGCCCGCAGGAGTCCACCGATCTCCTTCGGATCCGTAATGGTTGCAAAATGAGCCGATCTCGCCGGTGGCAGAGCACCTCTTAGATCGGTTGTGGGATCACGCAGACATCGCCCTGTGGCAACGCCATAGCGGAAGATTCGCGAGGTGATCTGCTGGATACGGTGGGCCGTATCCAATGCTCCCCGATTCTCAGCTCGTCTGAAGATTCGCAGTAGCTCAGGGGGCTCTATCGCATCAATCGGGCGGGATCCAACCCAAGGAAGGATGTCTTTCTCAAGCCGGCCAAGCGTCTTTACCGCATGACTCTCGGCCCACTGCCCCTGGAACTTCTCATACCACTCCCTGGCAACCACTTCGAACGAATCTTCGCCCGGTGTCTTGGCCGAAACCCTGTAATAAGAAGGATCAACACCGTCCTCAAGAATCGACCTTGCTTCGTCCCGTTTTTTCCTGGCTTCCTTTAAAGAAACCTCCGAAACGGTGCCCAGAGACAGTGTTTTCCGCTTACCTTTGAAGCGGTAATCAAGCCGCCACCACTTACCGCCTTTAGGGTGTACAAGAAGGTACATACCCCGCTCATCGGCGAGTTTGTACTGCTTATCTTTGGGCTTGGCTTTGTCGACCTTGAGGTTGGTCAGTGGCATGACGGTAACTGGGGGCAATTAACCCTGAGTTACCGTCAATTCTACCGTCAGTTACCGTCAGATTCTACTGAATAGGGTTGGACTGGGCTGGACGCTGAATTCTCAATAATATCTGTATTTAAAGTGTTTCTTGGACAG